CACCTTGCTGCCACTAAGCCGCAGGCTCACAGTAAGCAAACCGTCCTTGACAACAGACATACCGACAAACGGCCCAAGGGCTGAGTTAAAGTCCCAGCGGCCCCACGCGTCCATCTTACGACCGTCAGTGCGGTCTAGGTAGGTGAACGTATAAAGGATGTTAGGCGATGCGTCAGTCCTAAGCATGAGCATGCTCGGAGTACCCGTTATACTGGCTAGCTCCACTACCCCACCTTTGATGTAGTCAGTAAGTTGGCTTGAAGCAGGGAAAGACTCAGGACTCTTATCGTTCTGTCCGGGCTGTATCTGGAACACGCCAGAGGACTCGGTGCCGCGCTTTGCATAGAAGATGAAGCCACCGGCAGATACCGGGGCAGCATCAGCCACACCCTCATAGCTGGACATGACTGGCATGTTAGCCGATGTGGGGGTGAGCGCCACAGTACCGCTTATCAGGTACTGCCTACGCTTGCCAAAGATAACCAAGTCCTGGTCGTACAGCGTGCTGTGAAACAGCTCATCATCCTCGCTACCTTGTGGCAGCATTTCAAATGGGTCACTAGCCGGTAGAGTAAGCACTGTGCTGCGGAAGAAGTTGAGGTAATCGTCAGTGCGCGATACCGCCAAGGCACCGCCACTACCGACCAACAACCTGTTCTGGAACGTACCAAGATACGTGACCTTGCGGCCAACGAAAAACGGCATCGGGTTAGACTCAGCATCACCAGCAGCGCTTGTCGCAAAGGTGGGATGATCGCCTGGAAGTATTGAGTTCAGCAACGTAGCCGAGCTAGCAGCATAGAAGCTACTACCGCTTACGGTACCGTAAAGTATACCGCCGCCTATGCTGTGTGTCGCACCTGCTGCCTCAATCCACGTTACCTCAGCGTAACCAGTAGCATTGGCGGACTTCGCCACTGCTTGTAGGTAGTACGCCTCTTGCGCGTTTCTGCTGCGGACCTTAACTACCTTGCCTACAAAATGCACTGGGCTTACACGGTCGGCAGACTCTACTTCGTCAGCAACACCGCGCATAAGGCTACCGTCCCCACCATCGTCTACTTCAATAGACCTTACTTGGTTGGCGGTGGTGAAGCAGATGTGCGAACCTATTGCAGAACAAGCAACACCAGAGGAGTTTAGCAGGGTCGCCAAAGCAGTCGCAATAGCCGATGGTTGTATAGCAGCGGTTGCTGTACCTATCCAAGCCGTCACGGAACTGTTGTAGGCGTTGACTCTATCGTTGACCTTCTTAACGTAGTCTGGGTCACTGGTCAAGATATCGGTTGTACTCAACGTTCCTTGGAAGCTACTACTCGGAGTAGCATGACTTACTGTAACAGTGCCACCAGCCTGTGTCCTAACGGTTATCTTAAACGTACGGCTGTAGGCTCCGCCGCGCACCCATACAACAGCGCGGCCTAGGTTTGTAGGTGTGTTCCATAGCTCAGTTGTGGAGCCTGTCACCGTACTGCCCTTGCTGGTCATAAACAGGTACTTACCCACACCAGTGAGCGCGGCAACACCGTTAGCCTCAAGATTGTCCAAGCCTGCATCAACTGCTGGGCGGACAGTGGTGAGAAACACCTTGTCCGTCTTGTTGTACACAAGCGCGAATGGCAGAGGGCTAGCCCCAGCAGGGCGGGCCTGTGTGCGATACAGCACTAGGTATTCCTTGCCGCCGCTATCTAGGTCGTAGCTGCGCCAGTTAGCTACATCTGCCTGATAAGTCGCCATCTGCGCGGCGCTCAAGCTGGTGAGCCAAGACTCTGCCTGCCACACCGAGCCGTGCCTACGGGTAAGCCCGTTCACCGGGTCACTTATCATGTTGACCTGTTCAGAGTGCTGACCCTCAGCACGATCTTGCGGCACCTGCTGGCTGACGCCCTTTAGCAGGGATGCGTAACTGTCTGCTGCTTTCATATTGACCTTAGTAACGGAGTCGGCGCGTAGCCGCCTTGACGCGGGTTAGGCGCACGTTGTTGTCCAAGAGGTTCGTCTTGCTCTGGCGGATATGTTCAGCCTGCAAGGCAGTACGGCATTCGCGTACATGTAGCTCAAGCTCTTGGCGCTTGTTGTTGTCTGCGTCGAAGTTGGATTGGAAGCGTAATACCGTAACAGCCGCAACGTAATCGTTCATAACAGGCGGCAAGTCCTCGAACGCAATCTCCCGGACAAGGCTACCTACGGCGTCCTCTGTTATAACAAAGGTACGGTTACGTGTATCGTAAAGACGGCTACCACGTTGCACAAGCCACGGCTGCGGTGTACCTAGGACTAAGGTGTCTGGAGCACGTACACCAGACAACCACTTAATGCAGTCACCCGGTAGCTGAATGTTGCCGTTTGTGGGGCTAGGCTCAAGGGTTGCATACTCTGTGTTGAACCACCAACCCTGCTCCTGCAAGCGGGTATTGGTGCGAGCAAGCAAACGCTGAGCAGAGCCACGGAACTCGTGAGGCTCGGTAAGTGTATTGAGTGGGGCCTCGCCCATAGAGGCTAGGCATTCGTTAACTACGTCTAGAGTTGTTGCCATAGCGGCTCCATGTAAAAGGCGAAAAAAAGCCCCTTCATCCAGCGAGGGACAAAGGGGCTATTGTTAGGGTACAGGCACAAGGCCCCTCCTTGCGGAAGGGCCAAGCGTCTGGAACCTGATTAGGGTTTCAAGATGACACCGGCAAACTCGGCGCGATTGGGGGTAACGTTGTAGCTCATGTGAGCATCAACGAACCACTGCTTCGTAACCTTATCCCAGAACACGTCGGTGGTCAGGGGGATGGTTTCACCGGCCAGCAAGGCCCGTGGAGAGAAAGCAGAGGCAACCACCTTGGTGTAGTCACCGTCATAGGCGGTACCGAGCAAGTGACTTGCGATGGTGCTGCCACCGGGGAAGTTCACGGAGTTGACCACAGGCACGCCGTATGCCTTGAGCAGGTGGGCCTTGATGTCAACGCCTTCGCTGGTCTTGTAGGTACCGTCGATCAACTGCTCGTTCTGCAACAAGGTGTAGAACTCGTCAGGGCGCACGGCGATCATCACATCATCGGTGCGCGGGTCAACGTCCTTGTTCTCCATCTTCACGAAGAGGTTGGCGATAGCTGCATACAGCTTGGCCGGGTCTTGCGAGTCACTACCAGCGGCGAGGACTTGCTGCGAACCGCCGAAGTGACCGAGCGGCTTGCCAGCAGCGCCAGAGCCTCTGTAGGCGGAGTCCGCCAGCAAGGCGGCCTTGATTGCTTGAATGAAGAACGATTGGTCTTTGAACTTGCCGATCTTCTTGCCATGCTCCATGCCGATTTCCTTGCGGGCATCGTAAGAAGTCTGGAAAGTTTCGAGCAAGGGCAAGACTGCACGTGCCAAGATAACCGTATCCACGGTCAGGATTCGCTTTGCGAAGTCGGTTCCGGTACCGTCGATAGGCATACCGGGGGTAGCCTTCTGCAAGGTAGACTCACCCACCGCGAAGTTGGTGATGGTCGAGGTACCTACAACACGGCGAACGGGAATCCATCCGGTAAGCACAGACTTGCGCTCAATGGCGGATTCAACCACTCCGGTGTACTCTTCAAGATGCAGCGCAGACACGCTTCCGGCTTGGTTCGATTGTCCAGGCCGGACAATGGCATAGCTGTCGTCAAGAGGCATAGTAGCTCCTAAATAGTTGATAAACACAAGCCCAGCACTAGGGCTTGGTTCTTGTACTATAGGTACTGAAACTCTGCCTCAGGCCGACTTATCGCATTGCTGCTGCTCGGCGGCGCTGTAACGCCTCGTACTCAGGGCTACCTTCTAGACGCCCACCCAGCTTGACGTTCAGGCGCTGCACTTCGGCGGCGTAATCGCGGGCACTGAGGGGCTTGGTATCACTGCGTCCGCTGTCCCGGCCTGCCTTGTCGGAGCGGGCATCGGGAGGCGTAACCTCAACATTGTTGGCCCGCTCATAAGCACCGAGCAGGTACTTGACGGCAGCGGCAGCTTGCACACCGCCTTGGTTGAGCATTGCGTTAATCTCGGTCTTTTCCGCATCGGTAGCGTTAGCCGCTGCCCAAGTGCGTACAGCCTTCCAAGTCTCTTCGCCGCCAGCGGCCTTGACCACAGCGTCCCGAGTCTCCGCAGCTTTCTTGGCTACCTCGGCCTTCTCGCGGGCATATGCTGCCTCGCCCAACGCTACGTATTGTTCCCATCCTGGGATGTTCTTTGCAGCAAGCTCGGCCTTGAGGATAGAGAAGTCGCCTTCGCGGGCGGCCTTCATAGCAGGGTGGGACTCACCGATGCCTGCCTTACCTACAAACTCCAAGGCCATGTCAAGGCCGGGGTCGCCAGTCTTTTCGTACTCGACGGGGCTGGTGTCGATAGGCTCTTCCTTGACAGGTGGCGTAGGTGGGACAACGGCAGGTGTCGCTGCTCCGATGTCCAACTCTACTGGTGGTGTAGTTTTTTCTGGTGCTGGGGTACTCGTATCGCTCATGCTTGTCCTTGTGCTGCGGCAGCGCCCATCGCGCTACCTGTGTCTGTTACTACTTGCTCTGCTACGCGGGCTTCTGCCTGCGCTTGCTGAACCTGTGCATATTCCGCGTCGGTCATGATAAACCGGGCGAGGTCTATGTTGCGGCCTTGGCCGATGAAGCTGGCTACTTCTTCCCACTTGATACGCCCTGCTACCTCAGGTGGTACGTTAGTGACCCTAGCCATATCCTCCATCGCAAGACGGAAGTTGTCTAGGTCGCCGTTGCGGCTGAGTGCGTCAAGCCCAGTGATAATGGTAATCTCTAGACCGGACTGCTTGACCGGCAGGTCAATCTCATCAAACAACCATTGTGCCACTGGGTACTGTAGGCTAGCTGCCAGCGATGAGTACACACCGCCGTAAGCTGTCTCAAGCTCTTGTGCAGTCATGCGTACTTCTTCTTGGGTCACACGCTCCGCATCGCGGATTACTGCGCTGCCCATCAAGAAGCCACGACTAACTCGTCGCTCGTAGCGGTCAAGTATTTCGCTGGCAGTCTGAATAGCTAGCGGGTTGCCACCTTGGGTTGCCGCTACGTCCGACGCTAGGCCGGGTAGTGCATCACCGTTCTTACTGTTGTTCAGGTCGGTTACGCTAGTTGTACCGGATGGGTTGACAAGCCAGCGCATTTCTGTTCCCAGCACGCCACCGTCCACAACAGACTCGCTAATTACGCTGATGGCTTCAAGGTCTCCGATGTACTCTTCAACCAAGCCGGTGCCGTAGTCCGACTCGTCAGCCAAGTCCCAAGTGATCGCGCTGTAAGGCAACCGATCTTCGGGCCAACGTCCGTTCCACTCTTTTGGTAGCTGCCTCTCGTCAACCCATTGCGTCATGGTGTAGCCGTTAGGGCCAAGCACAATCCACTTGTAGAAGTTAACCTTGGAGTCGTCTTGGTACAACCTACCAAATAACTTCCTTACGCTAGGCTCAAGCTCGTCAAACTTGATGTTCTCGCGGATAACAAGTTGCTGTACCTTGCCCCAGATGTTACGCTTGACTACGTAGTTTTTCAAACCATAAGCTCGCATACCACGCTTCTCACGGCTGAGCAACACGTTGCCTGCCACGATCAAGTGCCGCATGATACGGAACAGGGTTGGTCGCTGTGCCTTCTTGTCAAGAGCTTTAATAGCGTCGCGCTCACCTTTTGCAAGGATGTTGTTAAGCTGGGTCTCGGTCATGTTCAGAGCCGCTAGCTTCTTAGCGGCAACAGGACCGGGTTGTAGCTTGAGAAACGGACGTGACGGTGCGAACATGGCAAGCATCAACTTGTTGGCCAAGTGGTTAACAGCCTGTGCCCCGATGCTCTGATAGTCGTGCGTCTCGTCGGTATTTACTTCGTCGAAGTTATCAGGCAGACACACCTTGGGGACAGTGAGTGCAGCATAACGCTCCACCCTAGTCAGCATACCACTACGCAAACTGTTAAGCGAGGTCCACGCTTCGGATGCTGTGCGGTACATTAGATGTTAACCCCCGTACCGGCTGAGCCGATACCAAACTGTTGTCGTCGCTTCTTGACAGCCGAGCCGCTGGCCGGTGTACCAATCTGAACGTCCGGGTTTTCAGGTGGCTTGCTCAAAGCCTCTGCGCTTGCGGACGCTGCGGCGGCACGTTGCGCCGTAGCCGCTATCTGTGCTGCGCTTTGCTTGGCAGACTCATTTGTTGCTGCCGCTGCTTGTTCTGCCGCCGCACGGGTAGCCGCTGCTTGCTGACTGGCAGCATCCCGCATAGCATCGGCTTGCTGAGTTGCGCCAGTAACCTTGCCAACTGTATCTTGTATAGCTTTGCCGGGGTCCGACACTAGCTGCTTCAAAAATCCCATTATACCTCCGAGTAAAAAGAACGGGTCAAAGGCTTGTAGCCATTGGCCTTGTATGTATCCTCCATGACACTAACAGCAGAGCTATCAGCAGTCATCACAATAGCACAGCCAAGTTCTACAGCTAGGTCGCGCAGAGCTTGAGGGATTCTTTCGCACCCACCGTTACTGCGATTTGTCTCTATGCGTAACGTCAACCACTCTTGTAGGACAGGCTTTTCGCTGTACCAAGGAGTTACTACATCAATGCACACTATGTAGCCGTCAATGTAGTAGACCTTGCCCATTGCTACAGCGTGACGTATAGACCAACACGCCTTCTCGAACTCAAGACCGTACGCCCAAGTGTAGTACTCAGGATGCTTCTGCACAAGCTCGTAGAACTTAACCAAGGCGGCCCTAATCTCAGGCCACATCTTATCCGTGACTAGGTTCATACCGGCCTCGGCCCACTCGTGTTAACCACAAAACCCTTACGCAAGTGCTGTAGCACATGCTCCACGCCAAGCTTGAAGCCAGCTTCTAGTTCTGTTGTTGTGGCCGATACCATGCTCCGTGAGAGCTTGTCTTCAAGTTGTTGATAGACTTCTGCCTGAAGCCTAACTACGCTTTGTTGTAACAGTTGTGTCATAGTGTTCCTAGTTGCGTACTATAGGTACTGAAATTTAAGAGAAGAAGTAGTCGCTTTCGAGAATCTCCATAATGTCCAACGACCCTTTTTCAGGGGGTTTAGGACACATCGGGTACTTCTCCAACAACAAGGCAGGCGGGTCGCATGCAAGGTACATTGCCACGAACTGCTGGCGGATAGACTCGAACAGGGCCTGGGCATGCGCTGCGTGGGTCCCGTAGTCATCGTGAATCATAGCCAATGCAGGTATACCGCGCTTAGCACAATCGGCAGCAGTAAGGTGCAGGTGCGCTGCATCTAGGCTGTGAACGAAGTTCGGGGCTAAGCCATTGGCGTGGCGGTTGATGTCGGGCTCGTCTGTCTCTGATAGCACCCTGATCTTGATGGGGCCATGAAGCCAAGTGTTGATGCGATGTACCTCGGCCTTGAAGTAGTCCTGGCAAGCAGGAAAACCGCTAGGCGTAGTCCAAGTGATTACCTCGTCGTCATCCTTGCGGGACTTCATGATAACCCTAGCACACTTCTTGAGCCAGTCCATAGCCTCACGGCCCTTGACCACAACGTCCCCGATAGCAGGCCACACAACAGACATAAGCAACTTGGCTGCGCGGCGGTACTCTTGGCTATCGAACGTAGGGCCGAGGCCCTCACGCAGGTAGTCGTCGATGATGTACTCGGTAGCAGTGCGCTCGGTCACACCGTAGGGAGTAGTCATGACGCTACGCTTTACAGCCTTGCGGCTAATGCCGTGTGCAAGCCACATGTCCTTCAGGTGCTTCTCGCTATCCTCGACCACAGCGTTCTGTAGTCGCTTGGTCGCTGCTGCTGCAACGTTGGAGTAGATGTCTTGCATCACCGCATTGTTAGTGAGGTTGGTAGCCTTGCCACCAATCTCGTCACGGAACATGGCGCTCAGGTTCTGCAACCCATTGCAGCTACCATCCATGCTGATAGGGATACGGGACTTGAAGGTGGTCGGGTTACGCACGTAATCGGCATACTCAAAGCACCAAGCCAGAAACTGTAACGGGTCGCCAGCTTCTAACCAACCTTGGTTGTCCACCGGGTTGTCGGCAAAGGACAAGATGAGGTCAGTGCGCTCTACAACCCACGCCATGCGGTCATCTAGTGTAGCCTTGTCGAAGCCCCACTTGTTAGCTCCTTGTACGTGGAACCATCGCTTAGCGTCAGGCGTATCCACCGGCAGGGCTTCGCTGAAATGAGTCAACGCCTTGCTGAGGTCAGAGCCTTGTGGGTTCAGTCCGTATGTCAGCGGGTACAAGCGTCCTCGACTATCTGCAAAGTACACGAAGTAAATCGCAGGGTAGCCCCTGAACATTTCAGCAGCGCGAGTAGCAGCATAGAAGCGTGCGTACTTTACACCCATCAACTTGCGCTGTGTGTGCCACTCAGCCGTTGCATGCTTCCAGTCCTTGAACTCAACCTTCTTGTCGGCAGGCCACTCTTCTCGGGGTGCCTTAGTCCACTCTTCTTTGAGCCACTCGGGTTTAGGTGGTGCTGGGCTATCGCTCAGACTCACTATTTCCTTAGTGGAGAACTCTTTGGCAATGGCGTAAACCGTATCTAGTACGCGGGTGTTAACTGCCCAGGCTGTACGCTGTAACGCGTTAACTGCTGCAAATACCGTAGGCATATCCGTAGTGCGCCCCAACTCACGCGCCTTACTCCGTCCGTGTACCAGATGGTTGTTTACTCGGCGCATCTGTGGGGTATAGAAGCCACCCACTACGCCGAAGCCCCAGTCAAGAGGAGGCTCTACGCAAGGCCCGTACACGGGCATGGTGATGGACACATAGTTCTTAACCCTGTCTATCTCCTCGATAATCTCAG